GCAATGTTAATTTTTGATATTGACTAGGTTTGATTACAACTATACTTATCATGAGGAGATTACTTCATGGATATTGATAAAGACGTTGATATTAATGCGCTTGGCCAGGCTATCGATACAACTTGGGGGCGTTCATCGACGCCAAAAACTGCTTCATATTCAGTAAAAATGACCTTAAAAGAGGGGTTTTTGCTTGTTTCATATGCAGCGATTGTAAATTTTGCCACTGAGCGTCAAATGGTTGAATTAAAGCGCGCCTATTCTAGTGAAGCTGATTCCGTTGTTACAGAAACAATCAAAAGAGTTAAACAGATTTATAAAGAAATTTCTGGTAAAACATTGTCGATTAAACCTTCTAAGGGAAGTGAATCTGACTCAATTGAAATAATTAATATGAGTCCTCATTCCGCTAACAGGACGGCTTATTATAGACGTAAGGCAATGTTTGTTTTTGGTGAATAATGAGCAGCACAAGTACAAAAACCACGCCAGCCTCTAATCGGGCTGAACAAATTAAAGAAATTATTAAGTGTGGCAAAAATCCTGAATATTTCATTAAAACGTATACTAAAATCCAACACCCAACCCGTGGAACGATTGCATTTGATACGTATGATTTTCAAGATGATTGTGTTAAACAATTTCAGGAACATCGTCTTAATATCATTTTGAAATCTAGACAGCTTGGTTTATCAACTGTTTGTGCAGCTTATGCCGTCTGGTTAGCGATATTTCAAAAAGATAAAAATATTCTTGTTATTGCAACAAAACTTGCAACAGCACAAAACTTTATTAAAAAAGTTGCAGTTGTTTTACAAAACCTTCCAAAGTGGTTGTTATTGCCAAATTTTGAACCTTCAAAACAACAGATTAGTTTTAACAACGGATCACAAATTAAAGCAATTCCAACGTCAGAGGATGCCGGGCGTTCTGAAGCATTGTCGTTATTAATTATTGATGAAGCTGCATGGATACGAGATTTTGACGCTATCTGGACCGGCCTATCACCTACGTTCTCAACCGGGGGTAGTGCAATCATATTATCAACACCAAATGGCGTTGGCGGCCAATATTACAATCTATGGATGGGAGCAGAAACGGAAACTAACGGATTCAACCCAATCAAGATTATGTGGCATCAACACCCAGAACATGATCAAGAGTGGTTTGATAAAGAAACTAGAAACCTTCCAAAGAAAAAAATCGCCCAAGAATATTTATGTAGCTTTACAGCCTCAGGAGATACATTTCTTCAACCTGCAGATTTAGAAAGGTTGTATTCTGAAATTAAACAACCAATTGAAAAAGCCGGTGAAAAGAGAGAAATTTGGGTTTGGGGTAATCCCGTATCTCAAAAAACGTACATTTTATCTGCCGACATTGCTAGAGGGGACGCCAGAGATTTTTCTACATTTCATATAATTGATACAGAAACGTGTGAAGTTGTTGCAGAGTATATGGGAAAAATTGCTCCTGAAAAATTTGCAGACGTACTTTTTGAATGGGGGACAAAGTACAATACTGCACTCATAATCCCTGAACAAAATACGTTTGGTTATTTTGTTAATACAAAATTACGTGACGCCGGCTACAAAAAACTCTATTATCATAAACATAAAGGGGATCCATTTTCATACATCCCGACAGACTCAAATGAACTACCTGGGTTTCCAACGCAAGGAAACACTAGAGTTCAAATACTTTCCAAATTAGAAGAACTAATTCGTAACAAACAATTGAAAACGTATTCACAACGTTTGTTTGATCAATTGCAAGCGTTTGTTTGGCATGGAAATAAACCACAAGCATCAAAAGATAGTTTTGATGACCTAGTTATGAGTATTGCAATTGGCTGTTGGATGATTGAAGGAAATTCGTCAGCTAATCAACACCAGGCAGCGCTAGCAATTGCAATGTTGAGAGGCGCATGTGTCAATAGAAGAGATTCATCACAAATGCCAAATAATGTAAATTCAGTTCGTCCAGTAAAGAATCACCACGCATCTGCATTCAATCCACATAATATTCATCGACCAAAAGATTCGTCACAAATTCATCATACTGATATTTCTGATCTAACTTGGTTGTTGCGCTGAATACTTACAAAATACAAGAGGTTCACACGTGAAATTTGATATCAAACGACTACGAAAAATCATTCAAGAAGAGCACAAAAAATTAATTAGTGAACAAGTGGATCATGAAGCGATTCGAGATGTTGTGACAAGCGCAAGTAAGTTGCTTGCCGCAGTTGAATCATTTAAAGCAACCGCTCCACCTCACGTTATTAATGCACTTGTTCCTCACGCAGATTCATTAGAAAAAATGCTTGAAGATATGCTTGGTAATCCTGGATCGTATGTTCAAAAAGCGAAACCGGAACCAAGAAAAGTTTCATTACGTGCAGTCAAAGATTAATTTATAAAGCAATGATATACGTCATTGCACAATGAGTTATAATTTAATATGGCTAAAAAAGAACCCAGAAGTCTGTTCCAAAGACTGACAGTTTTATTTAAAAACGGGCCTGTAGTGAAACGGAAGGTTCGTAACGTTGACACTGTTGTTGCAACTGCGAATAGAACTAAATCTTCGGGAGCTCTATTATTTCAGAAGTCACAAGCACCAACATATGCTTCAATTACGACGTCTGCATATAATATCACTGAAAGATTGATGAGATATCAAGACTTTTGCGAGATGGAATATTGTCTCTCTGGCGACACCCGTATTGCAATTCCTACCGGGTTTACGACGATTAAAGAACTCGCTGCTGAGTGTGAATTAGAACCTGAGAAACAATTTGTCGTTTATGCATACGATCATCACAAAAAACAATTAGTCCCAGCATATGCAAAACAAGCTCGTCACACTCGTACTGACAAAGCGTACTGTGTAACGTTCGATAATGGTCAAAAAATAACTGGTTCGGCGAATCATTTGTTAATGCGCCGCGACGGAACATATTGTAGAATTGACAATTTAAAAATTGATGATTCTATGATGCCTTTTTATCGTAAAGATTTTTATCAAAAATCAGAGTCTGACGTTAACGGTTATAAGTGGATTTATTCAATGGGAGATAAATCAAATGGGTGGTCAACTGAGCATAAACTTATTGCTGAGTGGGTTGCAGGACGCGAATTAAGTGATGACGAAGTTGTTCATCACATCAATTTCAAAAAAGATGACAATAGGCCTGAAAATTTATTGATCATGACTCGTGAAGAACATAGTTCATATCATTTGCAGGTTAATAACAAACACAAATGGAACGAAGCAAATTCTGAGTGGGTTGAAAAATTTAAAACTACACACTCTAAATACATGCGAGATCGATCGCCAAATCGTCGCAAAGACGTAACGTTTGGTAAAATTTTAGAAGTTTGTGAACAATGTGATTTTAACATGTTTGATGTTTCAAAATATCTTGAAGTTGATGTAACGTTGATTCACGATAGATTGTTGACGCATGGATTTCGCGATTGGAAAACGTTTGTTAGTTCATACAAACAAGGCAACGTAGGAATAGAAGTTAAGACTATTGGGATCAATGATCTGAGTTTACAATTGATCAAAGACGTTGTAATTGAAAGTGATAGTAAGATTTTATTGTGCATCAAACTTGGTTGTTCAGTAAACGTATTGAATAAGTTTTTTGAACGACGCTTAAACATGTCGTGGTTAGATCTTCGTAGAGAGATGGGATGGAATTTAACACAACATCAAAAAGGAGGTCGTCCAAAGAATTCAAATAGAAACGATCTAACTTTTCAAGAAATTTGTGATGCATACACAATTGATATATCATTACCAAGGTTGTCTGAAAAATTAAACATCAATAAGAACACAATTCTTTCTCGGCTTGCACAAAATGGATACAAAAAATATGGTGATTTTCTAGAGAGTCATCACAATCACAAAGTCGTTTCCATTGAATACGTCGGTGTCATGCCATTGTATGATTTGACTGTCGACGGTTACAAAAACTTTGCAACTGACAGCGTCGTGTCACATAACACACCGGAAATTGCTTCAGCTCTTGACATTTATGCTGATGAAACAGTTGCGCAAGATGACAAAGGAAGGGTTTTGCACATTCACTCTGATAATGAGAAAATCAGGGACATTCTAGAAGATTTGTTTTATAACACACTTAACGTTGAATTTAATCTTCGGTCATGGGTTAGAAATCTTGTTAAGTACGGCGATCTATTTCTCTATTGCGACGTTTCACCCGAACATGGCGTAATTAATGCATTCCCAATTCCCGTTAATGAAATTGAGCGTGAAGAAAATTTTGATCGCTCTGATCCTTTTTCAGTTAGATTTCGTTGGAATACGCTTGGTAATAGAACGTTAGAGAACTGGGAAATTGCTCACTTTAGACTTTTGGGTAATGATATGTTCTTACCCTATGGTTCATCAGTCATCGAACCCGCTAGAAGAATTTGGCGACAATTAATTCTTATTGAAGACGCAATGCTAGTGTATCGAATCACACGAGCTCCAGAACGTCGAGTTTTTTATGTTGATGTTGCGAACGTTCCGCCTGAAGATGTTCCACTTTATATTGAAGAACAACGAAAAAACCTAAGAACTAATCAAGTTGTTGATAACCAAGCACACCGGGTCGATCTAAGATATAACCCAATGAGCATCGATGAGGATTATTTCATCCCTGTACGTGGTAGTGATTCCGGCACACGTATCGACACGCTAGCAGGTGGTCAAAATACTGCTGCAGTTGAAGACGTTGCATACATTCAAAAGAAATTATTTGCTGCACTTAAAATTCCAAGGGCATATCTTGGGTATGATGAGTCTCTTAGTAGTAAGGCAACGTTGGCACAGGAAGATATACGTTTTTCTCGAACCATCGCAGTCATCCAAAAAACAGTCATCTCTGAATTGAATAAACTTGCAGTTATTCACTTGTATGCAAACGGATATGATACAGAAGACTTACAAGATTTTACGTTGAAACTTTCGAATCCTTCATCTATCGCTCAACAACAAAAACTTGAGTTGTGGCGTACAAAATTTGAGATTGCAGGTTCACTACCCGAAGGTATGGGAAGTAAAGAATTTATTCAACGTGAGATTTGGGGACTTAGTGAAGATCAAATTAATATCATCAATGATCAACGCTTAACTGAAAAAATTCTTGACGCTTCAATTGAATCTGCTGGATCTGGTGGTGAAGGTGGTGAAGGTGGCGATGCCGGTGGCGGCGATGCTGATTTGTTCGGTGGAAGTGAAGAGCCTGCTGGCGAAGGTGGAGCTCCTCCTTCCGATGACGCAGATTTACCACCTGAAGAAAACTCAGGAGAAGAGCCTGAAGAAGATATTGAACCTGGACTTGAATTATTAACGTCTTCGGATGATTTTGACAATGATGAAAACTTTGCTTTGAAGTTATCAATGGAAGATGATAAGCGCCCACCGATAAAACCAAAAAATCAATTAAAGACAGCTCTTTATAATCGAAGCCGCCGCCGTACACATGGTGCTTCAACAACCATGATGCCAGACCTTGCTAAAATGACAGGGTTAGACAACGAATCAATGAAAGATCCAACTGACAGAAATTGGTCAAAGGCGCTTGTTTCTAATCCATTGGGAGAAAATTCTTATAATAGTATTTCTGCGTATACGAAATCAATGTTAAGAAATATGTCAAGTAAATTTGATGTTAATAAAGCTAACGCCGTTCTGACAGAAGGCGTAGATGTTCAAGATGAAATTGATCAAACAACGAACGATAAGATGTTTGTTTCATCATATGATGATGATCAAGACTTTATTAATCAACGCAACGTTGATCTTGACATGATAGATACTGATGACGACAATGAGTGAATATCGTAAGTGTTTTCATCCATATCTTATTTAAACAAAGTACACATACGTCTTAATGATATTCACTAAGACATGAAAGGTTTGACGAAAAGTGTCAAAATCACATAATAAAAAGAGAAACGTTGGTTTGCTATACGAATTTTTAGTTAATACAATTTCAAAAGCATTAGTTGATGGTGATCAAAAATTATCGTCAAAAACGCTAAGAATACTCAAAAAGCATTTCAAACCAGGAACTGAATTGTATAAAGAATTTCGTTTAATCAACGCACTCCAAAAAACAACGGTTAGTTCAGAGTCTGTAGCGTCAAATATTCTTTATGAAACAAGGTCAGCAGCGAGATCTCATAATTCAAAAGAACTAGATAGACAGAAGTCTTTATTGATTAGAGACATTAATCATATTATTAATAATGAAGACTTTTACGATCAACAGGTTTCTGAGTATAAGTTTCTTGCAACAACTCAAACGTTATTAAACGACTGGCGTACACCAAACTCCGACT